AGACATGGCATGTCAAAGAAGTCGAAGGAAGGACACACATTTTGATACATGTCGCAAATTTTCCCACTGATGTTCAGGGATGTATCGGACTGGGGACGGGGCTGATGGGTGATCGCATAGCAGTGAGCAATTCGCGAGCCGCAGTCAAAAAGTTTGAAGACCTCACGAGGGATTCGGAATGGCGTCTGACAGTAAGCAATGTATTACATGCGGGGTTGCCAAAAATGTAGCTGAGTTCTCTAGAAAGAGAAACGAGTGCAACGCTTGCAGAGCGATAAAAAATAAACAACGGGCTGAAACATTTAACGGGTTCTTTCAGGACAGACATACGGGGCTTCTAAGCCGATGTAAGAGATTTAAGTATGAGAGTACTCCGATAACGCTAGAAGAGCTTAAACAGCTTTATAGAGACCAGAAAGGCATGTGCGCGATAACGGGTATGCCTATGTATGCGACGACGAGGGAAACGGATTTGGCGGCTTCCCCCGACAGAATTGATTGCGACAAAGGATATGAACTGGGGAATGTTCGCCTTATATGTTCGCGAGTAAACATGATGAGAATGGATCTGCCAGACCACGAGCTAGAGTGGTGGTGCAGAGCGGTTGTAAATAACGATGACTGATATTGAGAAAGTAGCCGCGAAATTCAAAACGAACTTCCCGCTATATTCTAAAAACGTACTGAGAATCGTAAACAAAGAGGGTGAGTCTACTCCCTTTGTTCTTAACAGCGCCCAATTACACCTGCACAACATGCTAGAGAATCAGTTGTCACAGCAGGGTAATGTCCGTGCGCTAGTATTAAAGGCGCGTCAGACAGGTATCTCGACGTATTCACAGGGTAGAAACTTTTGGAAGGTAACGCAGAATCGCAATGCCAACGCATTCGTATTGTCACATCTCGCAGAATCGACGAACGCCATCTTCAATATGGTGCGTTACTTCTATGACAACATACCTCATCCTGCGTTTAAGCCACCTCTGTCTTCATCTAGTGCTTCTACTCTCGTTTTCGACGAGCTTAATAGTCGCTACCGAGTGGGGACTGCGCGGTCTACGCAGACTGGTCGAGGACAGACAAACCGTTTCGTCCATGGCTCAGAAGTTGCATTCTATCCCCAAGGCTCAGACATCACCGCAGGTCTATTACAAACTGTCGGTGGAAAGAAGTCCGAAGTTATCCTAGAAAGTACCGCGAACGGCGCGGGCGGTTGGTTCTACGATCAGGTTATGAAAAGCCTGCGTGGAGAATCTGAGTGGGTGACATGCTTCATTCCTTGGTTTTGGATGCCCGACTACCGAAAAAAACCTAGCCCATATTTTGAAGCTACGCCTGAAGAGTATGCTCTCGCACAGCGATTCGGATTAGACGACGCCCAGTTAGCGTTTAGACGTAGCAAGCTAGACGAATTAGGTGGCACCGATTTATTTAAGCAAGAGTACCCAAGTACTCCGCTAGAAGCCTTCCTAACCTCTGGTCGATGCTTCGTAGAAGACAAACACTTATCCGTCGCTGAAGACGACTGCTACACGCCCGACTTCGTCGGCGATATGCTCGGCGGAAATTTAGAGGCGCGAACTTACGGTCCGTATAAAGAGTGGCACCCGCCAAATCAAAGCGAAAACTACACCATCGGCGTGGATGTTGCGGAAGGTCTATCTTATGGAGACTACTCGTGCGCCCAAGTCTTAGACGGAGAGGGTAGGCAAGTAGCCTGTTGGCATGGGCATATTGATCCATGGGACTGGGGTAATGTCGTGTCTCAGATCGGTCAGAGATATAACAATGCTTATGTTGTGGTCGAAAGAAACAACCACGGTCTAACAACCCTAAGACGTCTTCAAGAGCTTAAATATCCAAACATGTTTGTAGAGCATTCAGTCGATGGAGCTTACGACGACAAGATGACTAAGCGCGGTGGTTTCCTAACTACATCTAAAACAAAGCCTTTAATTATTGACAACTTGGCAAGTCTTTTAAGACAGAACGAATTAGGTGCCGCTGACATTGAATTAATTAACGAGTTGCGAACGTATGTTATTGATGAAAAAGGAGTTTTCAATTCGCAACAAGGATGTTATGATGACAGAGTGATGTCTTATGCCATCGCCTTGCACGGACTTGCCAGTATGCCTAGACCTAGGCATCGAACGATACAACGACGCTTTACAACTCTTGACTCCGTTGCAGGGTACTAATGATAGAAGAGTATAATGAAGCGGCATTAGAGCCCGAGAAGGAATCTGATGGGACGCAGGATCACTCCATTCAGAGCCTAGGCGCTCGTTTAGCCGCACGATTTGAAGAATTTAAGGACGCTCGTAAAGAAACAGAGAACGAGTGGCTTAAAGACCTACGCCAATATAATGGGCAGTACGAACCAGAGGTTCTTGCTCGTCTAGAAGAATCAGGTGCCAGATCTAAAGTGTTCGTTGGGTTGACGCGAACTAAGGTCATGGCGGCTTACTCACGCATAATCGATTTGCTGTTTCAGCATGGCGACCCTGCGTTTGCTTGTGAGCCAACACCAGTAGCTGATTTAAGCCCAATACAAGTAGTAAAGCTCAGAGAGCAAGCCACACAAGAAATCATGATGGCTTCACAGATGATGAACCCAAACATGAATCAAGACTTAGTGATGGCACGTCTTGGTGAGCTTGAAGAAGAGTTTAAAGATATTGAGCATAAAGCGGCACAAGAAGCCGCTGAAAAAATGACTAAAGAGATAATGGATCAGCTTATTGAAAGTAATGCTGAGATGAAGCTCAAAGAGTCAATGATGGAGGCTTGTATCTTCGGATCAGGTGCTGTGAAAGCAGGCACTGTAAAGATTGATACAACTCAGAGTTACGAGAAGTTAGAAGATCCGCAAACAGGTGAGACAGGATATGCATTTTCGGTCATTGAAAAAGCAACACCAGAGGTTGAGAGCGTCAGCATATTTGACCTGTACCCTGATCCTTATTGCACCAGTCTTGAAGATTGTGATGGATTATTCCGCCGTCACGTTCTAACTCGTAGGCAGTTCCGTGGGTTAGCGGATCTACCACAGTTTGATGGAGAGATGGTTAAGTACCTTCTTAAAACAAATCGAACTGGTAATCACGTTGAGGAAGACCACGAGCGCACACGACGTCGCATCGCAGGTATCAACGATCACTCAGAGTCGCACAGGTTTGAAGTACTGGAGTTCTGGGGGACGGTAGACGGTTACGAATTACAAGAACACGACATTGAAATTCCAGAGGATGCAGATCTATCTGATGACTACAATGCTTGTGTTTGGATGTGTTCTGGCAAAGTAATAAAGGTCATGTTGAATCCTATATCAGGATACAAGATGCCTTACTTTGTATTTCCATACGAAAGAACACCGCATCAGTTCTGGGGCACAGGTGTTCCTAGAATGATGAGAGATTCTCAAGGCACGATGAATGCCGCAACACGCATCTGGTTAGACAACCTAGCGCTGTCATCAGGTCCAATGGTTGAGGTTAATACTGACCTCCTAGCGGCAGGAGAAGATCCAACAGATATACACCCGTGGCGCGTATTCCTGCGTGAAGGTGGAGACGGCAGTATGCCTGCTGTTCGTTGGTATCAGCCTATAGCAAACGCAAACGGTCTCAACCAAATTGTTGAAATCTTTAGACGTTTTGCTGATGAGACGACAAGTCTGCCTAGCTACACGCATGGTGAGACTGGTAAATCTTTAAACAAGACTGCCACTGGTATGTCTATGTTAATGGGTGCGGCTAACGTTGCACTCAAATCTACCATTAAGAACATTGATGATTTCTTGATGGAGCCAATGATCAAAGCTCTTTATCACTGGAACATGGAGTTCAACTCCAAGGACTACATCAAAGGAGACTTGAAGATCATTGCAAGAGGAAGCACTGCTCTTGTGCAGAAAGAAGTGCAAAGCCAACGTCTGTTGCAATTCCTCTCGTTGGTTTCTAACCCCATGGACTCTGGATTGGTGGATCGTAATCAACTCATACGCGATATAGCGAAGAGTATGGATATTGATCCTGACGAAATTGTGAAGTCAGAGGAGCAAATAGCTCTTGAACAACAGCAAGCAATCCAAGCTCAAATGCTCCAAGGAGCAGGCGCAGTCGGTCCTTCGCCTATCGGCGATGGCGGAATGGGAGCAGGTCCAACACCTCCTCCAATGCCGATTTAACGACGCGCAAAGAAGACTAGAAAGCGCTGACGAAAAGAATTTTCGCTTCGAGCAAGGACGGATACAAGAACTCCGTTTCATGCTCGAGCTAAATATGAGCGCGAAAGCGTTATTAGACCAACTGAGGGCTCCAAAGAGAACACCCTCCATTGACTAACGGATATCTGCGTGAAGCGGACCCGAAGGGAAAACACTATGGCTAAGAAGAATGACCCAGAGCAACTAGAAGCACAGGCAAAAGAGTTGTACGAGCAAATGACTCAGGTTTCAGAAGAGACCCCGCAGGATGATCAACCTGTTGAGGACACCTCCGAAGAGCAGGAAGAACTGCAAGTAGAAGCCCCCGAACCTACGGATACGGTTGAGGCTCAAGCCGAAGAGGAACCAGTTCAGGAAGACAGCGGCGAAGAATCCGAACTGAGGTCAGCTTTAGAAAAAGCTGAGAAAGCGATGAAAGGCGCTCAGGCGAGAATGACTAAAGCAACGCAAGAAGCGGCAGAACTGCGAAAAGCAAACGAGCAGATGATGCAGACAATTGCGGGGCTAAAAAGTCAGGTTGAGGAAAGTGCAAGAGATACAAGCAAGTTGGCACAGATTAGAGAGGATTACCCCGATCTAGCAGGTCCACTTCTCGATGAACTTGAACGAACTCGACAAGAGGTGACAAACACCAAAGAGCAGTTAAGCCAAGCAGAACAGGCTAAGCGTGATGAGCAAGAAGCCAAAGCGGCGGAAGCGCATTTCGACAGAATCAGAGCAGAGCATCCTGACGTTGATCAGATTATTGAATCAGCAGACTGGATGAATTGGTTAGAGGAAGCGGATGCACAGACTAAGCAATGGATTCAAACAGGTTCATCAAACGACGTTAACTCTGTGCTGTTTCGGTTTAAAAGCGACATGGGTATGAAACCTCCAACGCCGCAAGAGCGGACTCTAGAGAAGGCTAAAAAGGTTGCAGAACCTAAAATGCCTAAAGCTCGAAAGTCCAATACAAAAGGCGATAAGAAAATGTGGACAGTGCAGGAGATCTCGGCAATGCCGAACCATGTGTTTGAAAAACACAAAAATGAAATCCTCAAAGCATGGAACACAGGATCAATTCGCCGTTAATTAATTTTACTCTTGTGAGGTAATTTAAAATGGCTTTTACAGCAAGTTCACCAAACGGTTGGCTTAACGCCAACAACGGCGCTACTGCAAATCAGGCGAAATTTATCCCTGAAGTGTTTTCGAAACTCCTTCAGGCTAAGTTTTACTCTTCTTCAGTACTTCCTGCTATCTCAAACACTGACTATGAAGGTGAAATTTCTGGTCAGGGCGACAAAGTAACAGTTCGTACTGTTCCTTCAGTAACCATCAACGACTATGTTGGTTCAGTTTCAAATCAGAATCTGATCACTGACTCAGTTACTTTAAACATCGACAAGGCTAAGTACTACAGCTTCAAAATCGATGACGTACTTGCGGCACAAGCTGACATCAACATGCTTGAAGAAGCATCTGCTGATGCGGCAGAGCAAATGCGTATCGCTATTGAAACTGACGTTCTAGCTAACGTTGGTGCGAGCGCGCATGCAACCCACGACGTTGATGACCTTGACAAAGACAACATTCTTCAAAACATCCTAGATATGTCTCAGTCATTGGATGAGAAAAACATTCCTGAAGAAGGTCGATTCATCGTTCTTAACCCTGCTCAAGTGTCTTTACTAAAGCAGTCTGAACTACGTCAAGCGTACTTGACTGGTGACGCAACATCACCGTTGCGTAACGGTAAAGTAGGTACTGTAGATCGCTTCACTGTTTACCAAAGCAACATGCTTAACACAGTAGACATTGATGCATCTGCGGCTACAGACAACCGTACTTCAGTAATAGCGGGTCACTCAAAAGGCATCACTTTCGCGTCTCAGTTCACTAACACTGAAACTGTACGCCTAACTGATACTTTCGGTGACGCAGTACGCGGCTTGAAAGTATACGGCTACGAAGTAATCAACCCTGATTGCTTGGTTCAAGGTCGTTGGAAATAAGTCTCCTTAGGACTAGGGGGGAGCAATCCCCCCGTTTTTTAAGCCATGACTACTGTTAAGACAAAGAAAGACCAACTCTACGAGAGCGTTCTTGATGAATGCGGGATAAAGCTCGACCGAAGAAAGTCGCTTGTACAGATGCAAGACCAAGCAGAACTGGTTCGTGAGCGCCACAAAAATCCTCCAAAAGAGGAAAAAGAAAAGAAACCTAGACGTGTCCGTAACGTGAAGACGGGTCTAGAGATGAACTGGAATCCCCTTTATGAAGGCAATCGACATCTCGAAATCATCGAATGGTATGAGGACTAAAAGATGGCAACAACCAAGGTAGTAGACATTTTAGATCGAGCCACGATTATCCTCCAAGATAATACGAACGTTCGATTCCCAAACGCAGAGCTGTTGAAGTTCTTCAACGACGCTCAAAAAGAAGTTGTTTTGCATAGACCAGACGCAAACATGGTTAACACGACCATGGCTCTTGCCAGTGGTAGTAAGCAGACATTACCTGCCGCCGCGCTCCGCTTAGTGGAAGTGGTTCGCAATCAAAACGGTAGGGCAGTAACACTTGTTGAAAGACGAATCCTAGATGAGACCTTGCCAGATTGGCATAACACAACAGCGGGAACCAACAAGATCGAGCATTACGTTTACGATCCTGCAGACCCGAAAAATTTCTATGTGTATCCCAAAGGCGTTAGCGGCACTCATACATTGGAGATCGTGTACTCATCTGCACCCGCAGAGCTGAGTATTAGCAACTTCGATACAGACACGACAACGATATCGCTAGACGATATCTACGCTAACTGTCTGCTTGATTATGTGTTGTACCGCGCTTACCAGAAAGATTCTGAATATGCGGGTAACGCACAACGCTCAATGATGCACTATCAGTCTTTTGCTAACGCATTAGGCGTTAAAACACAGGCTGATATGGCTACGACACCTGTACCCACAACAGGAGCGTAAACATGAAATATAGTGATTTTAGCCAGTACATAAGACCAGAGGTTCAGGGTTGTCCAGACTATATGATCGAAAGGGCAGTCCGTGATTCTGCTATAGACTTCTGTAAGAGAACAGATGTCTACATGGTAGAGCCTGAGTTCGTAACGGTAATTAGGGGGGTTAACGAATACCAAGTTAGCTTGCCAACTGGTACTGAGCTAAATCACATCATCGATATTTACGATGACAAAATAAACCTAAAGGCTGTTTCTTATACCGAGTTGCTTTCAAGGCTTGGAAATGAAGCGGAAAGAGGCACACCTAGATATTACGCGCAGAGAGACAACACAGATTTTTATCTGGCACCTATCCCCAACGATGGCAAGTCTCTTCGCGTTTTATACAGCGTAAAGCCAACAGCATCATCAACCAGTATCCCAGACACTATAGGAAAAGAGCATCGAGAGACTATCTCACACGGAGCGCTGTACAGGCTCCAAATGATGAGTGGACAATCTTGGGCTAACCCTAATGCGGCAGGAGACAACAAAGTTCTTTTTGAGAGAGAGGTTGGTAGATCTGTAAGGACTACAAAGTATGGATTTAGCGGTGGCTCTCTAACCTGTAGACCGAGGGCATTTATCTGATGGCATATTCAACTACTATCGAACTGGTGCAAGGCGATCAGCTACCTGAGCTTGAGGTAAGCCTAAAGGACTCTAATACTGCGGTAAGCGGCACTACATTAGATCCAGACGATCCTGCGACTTTTGCGCCACTTAATCTTACAGGCGGATCGGTTCGCTTACGTTTTCGCAAGGTGGGATCTACAACCGTTATAGACACGCTTGTAGCAACAATCACACAGCCAACTAACGGTGTTGCTACGTTTGTATTCGATAACGACACACTGGCTAATGACGGCTTGTTTGAGGGTGAGATTGAGTTTACCGACGACAATAGTCGTACACAGACTGTAGTTGACCTGATTAAGTTCAAAGTCCGCAAGCAGTTTGGGTAACGTGACATGGCGATCTTTGCCGAGATCACTCATCGACGTTTAAATGCGGCGGTTAGCTATCGTCAGTTAGTTTCAAGCGCAAGCCTAGAAAAGGCGTCAATCCATGTCCATACGACTCAGACCTTTGCGCTTGCAAACTATCAAGACTTAGTCTCACAGATAAATTATCAGCACCTTTATGCCAACACGAACTGGCAGAGACTTCTTTTAGCTAATGTAAAGATAAATGCAGAAAAAACCATCTTCACCTTTGCTGATAACGTCGCATTTTCTGATCAAGCGCTGTTACATATACAGCCTGCTTTTGCTGAACAGATTGATCTCAGCGACAGTATTAACGAATTTGTGGTCAGCAAGGGTTTAAGTGATGCCCAGAGCTTGACTGATGCGACTCAAGTTAGTTCGGGTAAGGCACTTACCGAGATATTTTCGTTCAATGATTCTATAAATGAATTTGATTTTGGTAAGGGTCTATCCGATAGCCAGTCATTTACTGAGACGCACTTTTTTGCTGTTGGTGCTTCGCTTGCGGATAGCTTTACTTGGCAGGATCAGTTGTCGTTTGACTCATCTGCCACACTTGCAGACAGCTTCGGCTTCACTGAGGCTCAAGCATTTGATCAGGATACTACCAGATCAGATTCGACAGCAATTCAGGATAGTTTAGTTAAGGGTGTTGGAAGAGGTGTAGCAGACGATTTTGAGTTTGAAGAAAACACTGCGTTTGTCCGTAATCCATTTAACTTCAGTTACGTTTTTGATGGTGAGGATGCTTCGGTTCATGGACGCCCTACTGATTCATTTTCCTTTGATGATGCATTGTCATTTGCCGCATCGATGGCGCTGTCTGACGCTTTTACTTTAGACGACTTCGCGCAGGTCGATAAGCATGCGACAGGGGTTAAATCAAACCTCTTGTCAGTTACGGACGAAGCGGTATCGAACTTCAGTAAAGTTGTTGAAAATCAGACATTTAGCTTTACAGAAGAGCAAGAATTTGCTTTGTCAAAACCTATTCTAGACTCTATAATAGGGATGGAAGATTCACCTGCGTTTTTTGCGTCTCGTCAGGTGTCTGATAGTTATGATATTGAGGACGCAATAGTTCTGTCTCCACGGATTGGTTCATCGGACAGCTTTAATGTTACCGACGAGCTTGAGCATGAATTACGGATTCACGGCTCACTTTTAAATAAAGGTCTCATCGGTAACGTTCTTTTGAACGCACAATAATCGGAGACCTATCATGATAAATGATGGAATTAAACTTAAAGGACGGTTAAAGATTCAAGTAACTGGTCCAGACGGGAACGTAAAAGACACCAAAGAAGTTGATAACTTAGTAGTTACTGACGGAAAGGAGTTTGTTGCATCTCGCATGGCGGGCACCTCAGCTTCTGTAATGTCACACATGGCGATCGGTGACAACAATACCGCCGCTGTTGTAGGCGACAGTGAACTTCAGAATGAAGTAGCCCGAGTAAGTCTAACTAGCACGACTGTCAACGACAACGATGTTGTTTATGTTGCAACTTTCCCCTCGAACACTCCTGCGAGCCAGAAATCTGTGGTTGAGGCAGGGATTTTCAACGGCAGTTCAACAGGAACAATGTTGTGCAGAACGGTTTTTGGAACCATTACAAAATCGCCTTCTGACAGCCTGACGATTACTTGGACAGTATCAGCTAGCTAGGAGCCTTGAATGGGCATTAAGTTCGCAAACCTAGCTAGCACAACGTTGGCTAGTGGCGTTAATGCAACAGCGACGTCTATAAGTGTCACAAGCGCCTCCAGTTTTCCAACCTTGGGATCTGGGGATTACTTCTATGCGTCTATCGGATTTGGGTCTGACTCTGAGATAGTTAAGGTCACCGACGTGAACGGAGCCACCTTTACCGTGGTTCGGGGTCAAGACAATACCTCTGCAAGCTCTCATGCCTCTGGTGAGGAGTTTGCGCTACGAGTTACTGCAAAGGCTCTTGAGGACATTAACGAGTCTGCGAACCAATCAATAACCCTCTCGGGCGACGTGAGTGGTTCTGGCACTGACACCATAAGCGTATCTGTTACCAACGACAGCCATACCCACGCATTCAACAATCTGACTGGCAAAGAGCAAGGAACGGGAACTTACTCTACTACTGGTCATATTGAAGCAGGTCGAGGCAGTGGTGGTGTAGCACTTACCATGAATGATGGTTACGGCAATGCAAACGTTGCGTTCAACCATAGAAGCGGAACCCCAGAACAGACAGGTAACGCAGGTCGTATCGAGGTAAATACCGACAGAACAAATGACGCTGATGTTTATATGTCTTTCGAGGGTAAGAGCGGAGTAACCGCTGACACAGCCACTGGCTTGAACACGATGATGGAGCTTGGGGTAAGCGAGGTGCGTATTCCTTACAAGATATCGCACATTGGCGACTTAGATACCTTCATCGCCATGGAGGCTAACAAGGTCTTCATCAAGACTGGCGGTCAGACGAAGTGGAACTCCGACAACTGGACTTCTGACACTGTAGCGTCAGCTGAGTTTAAGTTTTCGGGCGGTCTGAAAACGGACATGGTTGCTTGTGCCACGGCGCAACAACTTGTCCTCAATGCGGGCGAGTCTGAGGGTAAGGTTATAGATGGCAACGGAAATTCAACTCAGACCGATGAGTACGTTTACATAAATGCCGAGAAAGGTTTAAGCGTAAACACCCCCGATTCAAGCCACTCTAACTGGCAGGCAGGCTACAGCGTAGACACAACCATAATTAAAGGTACGTCTATTACCGTAGACGGCAACACTGTATGGCATGCGGGCAACGATGGGTCAGGTTCAGGTCTTGATGCGGATTATTTCAGAGGTAAGGGCTTTAGTGCGTCTGGAGACAGATTTGACGCAATACCCCTAATTGGCGCAGACGGGGTAATGGAGGTTGGTCAGTATATAGACTTCCACCTTACTGATGATAGCACGGATGACAATTCAACCAGATTGCAATCCGTCAACGCCAACACTTTGGAGATCAATGGTAATAAAATATGGCATGCAGGCAATGACGGCGCAGACTCTGGCTTAGATGCCGACAAGCTCGACGGAAAGCATGCATCAGATTTCCCATTAGTTGCTAACGGTACAGTAAGTAGCGACTTTAATGATTACACCACCGCAGGCAACTACCTCGTTTCCAACTGGAATCCTTCGGGCGGAACCCAAATATCTAATGGTCCTACCTACACCTTTAACACCAGTGAGGTGCAGAATGCCTATGGTTGGGGCATGTTGCGTGTTTCTAATTTTGCCGCTAACAACGATAGCTACATTGCTCAGGAATATGTTCCTCATCAAGATGATGGGATATGGATGCGTGTCTATTGGGGATCTACCCACGGTTGGAGTGAATGGAGACAGCAATATACAAATGAGTCTGACGGTAACAATGATGGTCTGAATGCAGACACGCTAGATGGGCAGGAAGGTAGCTACTACCTCGATTACGATAACTTCACCAACAAGCCAACGATTCCATCAATCAGTGGTTTAGCAACTGAGACGTATGTAGATTCGGCAGTTTCTGGTCTTGTCGATACAGCGCCTGACGCCCTGAATACTCTTAATGAGCTTGCGGCGGCTATTAACGATGACGCGAGCTTCAGTTCCACAATAAATACTGCTATCTCCGCGAAGCTACCCAAGGCGGGTGGCACCATGACAGGCAACTTGGCAATAGAACTTGCAAGCCCAACCATCACGCTAAAAGACACCAGTGATGATGATGATCATGCGATTTACTTTAAGGGCTCTAGTGACCAAACAATCTCTACCATAAAAAGCACGACTGCCGCTTCTGGTTCTGCCGAGGACGCACTCACTTTTGACTCTATACGAGACATTGTTTTTACCCGAGACAACACAAACGAAAAGCTAAGAATAGACGCGAATGGCGTAGACGTTACGGGTAATTTAAAGGCTTCAGGAGACGTGAATGGGACAGCAATCAAAGCTGAACCTAATGGCGCCTCTCACCCCGCTTTTCAAGTCCTCAATCAGGCAGGAACTACTTACTACACAGTAATTGATGGCGACAGAGATATTCATTGTCGAAACTTAGACGTTGACGGAACTTTTACGGTTAGTAGTAGCTCTAGCAACTCTCAGTCTTTGACCTTT